AAAGCGATTCCTTACTTACTATGTTTTGGTATCTTTAATTTAATATTGTTTATTTTAGTCGCTTTCATAGCAAAACGTGTGTTCACTTATTCTTCGTCTTCTTGATTATCTTCGGTGCCAACTTCGACATCGACATCCGCGGTTTTGACCGGTTTAGTTATTAGTTCGATTGATTTGGATGCACGTTTACGAATGCTAGACTTCTTGAATGGATCCACTATACCCCGCTTGCCGGGCATCACACGTCCACGCAATTCATCGAGTTCTTCTTTCAGTTCTTCTTCGGTCATATTTCTTTGATTCGGATTTTTTAGGAGACTCATGATGGAGTATTCTTTTATAGCCTTGAATGGAAGTATCGGATGAACGTGTAGTATTTCTGGTTTTGTGAATATGTTATCATCTGGGAACTCTCGGTCGAACGAAGTTAATATCTTCTTTGGTATGGGTGGACTTTGTTCGATGAGTCTGTCCATCTCTTGTTGACAGTCGTGGACCATGTCGCCACCATCGAGTGTTCTATTCACCAATGGAAGGTTTAGTTCAAGTCTAATTTTACGCGACAATTTACCATACAGTTGTGACGCAGATCGATGACTTTCCATCAATTCATTTATTTTGAGAAACTGCATGATAGTCGCGATAATACCCGCGATGAGATTAAGACCACCGATGATCGATGGTACGGCTGAGCGAATACTCACGGGAAATTGTTCCTGTGCAAAATTCGCAGTGCCCGTGATGGTTGAAAGCACGATCACGGGAAGCGTAAAACGCATACTGAGTTTTTGAAACATCAAAAATGATTGGTAGTTCATGTATCTATAACAGGCGGCAGCTTCACCCCATTCCTTGAGGACCTTTTCCTGTTGTGTGTGCCACTGTTTGGGTGCGTCGGACTTTTCGATATCCTTTGGAAATCCTTCGATTGAATTCGCGTTAATAATTTCTTGCTCCATATTAATAGATGAACATTATATTCTTCATCCACCTCGTATTATTCATGGTGGTGCTCATCGTTCCATTTCTGAAAAATACGCAGTTACTTGAAATGTATAGCATACTCATACCGTTCATATTTTATCATTGGTCCGTAAACGATGATACGTGTGCACTCACACAAATGGAAATGTACGTCACGGGTAACGCAAAAGAGGAAACCTTCTTTGGTAGAATCGTGGGACCCATATATAAGATGGACGACACCGATGCGAATAAACTTTTGAAAACGGTCATGTTTACGTTGTGGCTTCTCGTACAGTATAGATTAGGTAGGATAAATTTTGACTAAATAAACTTGCCTAAGTCGCGCACATATATACCAATAATCATTACAAAATAAAGATGCCTTCTTACGCTCCAGTTTACGATTACAGGTGGGGTTCGGGAACCAAACTGGTCACCGAAAGGTCTATACTGACCAGCTCTAGAAAGTTCCTAATCGTAAACGGAAGAAAGATAGAAATTAATCGTGTTCCTAAAATTGGTGACCATGGGATTCACGGGGGTGTGTTGCAAATTATGCGTGGTGAACGAGTCATCAACTATCACTAGATAAAACTTAGACGCTACTATAATTTAATGGACTACAAAGAACCAAAAAAACGCGTGACTAAAAATGACAAGAAACATAGTAAACAAGTGTATTCACAAAAACATGTAAGAAGAATACAAGATATGTTATTAAAATCTAAGTCTACTAATAATGAACGCAAAGACTAAACACACAGCCATGCTCATAACGATATTCGTGTTGTTGCTCGTGATTTTGTACACGCTCACTAAGCCTCAGCCCGTCAGACGCGTACACACCCGAGAGCGCGTCGCCGTACCGGTTCAAATTCCCGTAGAGCGCGAATTTAGAGCGCCACCAATCAAGGAGTATAAACCACAACGCGTCCAACAGATGGGTGTGCTGCTCGGTGAGAACAACGAAACATTACCCTTGTACGGCAAGGAAGTGAGAGGAAGACGGGATAGATATCATTATTACACGGTAACACCCGGGGATCAAATGTACTCTCTTCCAGTGAGTTTTGGTGAAAGAGACTGCATGGATGATATCGGATGCCAAGAAATCTATGGTAATGAGACCGTGAACATTCTCGGTCAATCGGGTGACTTTTCGGCGAAGATGTACCGAACAGACAATTTCTTTTAGTCTCTGTATAAATAAAGGATGCGATTGAAACAGGTGATGGAGGTGACACCGATTGCGTCTAGAAAAATAAAAGAATTATTACTGGCGAATGATAAGGAATACCTAAAGATCGGGGTAAAGACGAGGGGTTGTAATGGAATGATGTATACGATGAATTACATGAATGAGAACGAGCGCAAAAAGCTTGACGAGTTAGTGGATACGGAAGACGGAGCTAAGATCGTCGTCGACACGAACGCGTTGATGAGTATCATCGGGACAAGGATGGATTATGTGAGTGATCGTTTGAAGAGTGAATTCACGTTTGAGAATCCAAACGCGAAATCTAGTTGCGGGTGTGGAGAGTCGTTCATGACGTAATTACATAGAGGTATCTCTATTAATGCTACACATAACCAGCTTGCCAAGACCAGAACCAATCCGCCGGGCGCGGTACATCATAGGCCTCGAGGTAGAGTGCGTCCCATTCAGGGATATCCCTGTCGGTTTCCTCGTTCATTTCTCTAATGTGTCCGTTCAGATCATTCATTAAAGCTTGTGTGCGTTGGTTCACTCTATCCATATAATCACGGTAAAAGCTTCGTTCGTCGGGAATTTGATGACCCCTCGCACGAAGTTCGTCAATAGTATACTCGCGAATTCGTATTCCAAGTTGGTGACATCGTTCACGAACCGCGCTTTCCCGGACTCCAGCGGTCACTCTCTTTTTGATACGCATATATTTGAGACGACTTTTATGCCGACGAATTTCCCTCCTTCTGCGATTGTGATTCCTAGTAAGTTCCTGAAGGCGGGCAACTTGAGGTGGTTCATCGAGCCTGACATGGACCCTCGGTAAGTGCGCTTCGGGAGAAGTTGCTCGTGGCACGACCTTGTATAAGTTTTTCATATTATGGCACATTTTCAAGTATTCACCCTCCGGGATCGACTTGGCAACCAGGTCGAGGGTCTCCATGAGCGAGGTAAGGTCTTCCATGATTAAATTTTGAATTACAGAGGTCTATACCCCGACTTAGGCTATCAATTCTCGCAAATCTACTGGATTATTAAGCGTTTCAAATGTTAGGGGTTCGGGGTGGATAGATGTATTTGCTGGATTATTGACTACTTTATGGGGTGAATCATCTATCAATAATGTATTCGTTTCGTCATACCATGGAAACATCTCCCATACATATTTAAGTTCTTTGAGAAATACAGGCTTTCCACTATCCATAGTACCGATATTGGTACATTGTCTCTGAGAATAAATAAATTTCAGATCTTTCATTTTCTTACCCCAAATATGCCTCACAATAGGTATCGTATTGTGAGGCATAGTTGAAGACCACACAGCCACGTCATAATTATGATGCGCCCATTTAAGAAACTTTCGAATGCCTGGACGCACAAAACATTTGAAATTTCCGACTATAAAATCTGGTTTTTGGGAGGTCTTATCTCGTCGGCGAATTAGAAAGATCCCATTGAGGTCAAATATTAATAATCGCTTCATTTAAACTGGTTTAAGTTATTAATTACAAGACTATGCTTGACTTAGGTTTACTCTTCCGCTGGAACATTCACACCTATCCCTCTTGTGACTCGTCCGTCTTGCCGAGTGATTGGACTCTGTGTATTGTATCTATTAAAACGAGTAAACTCAGACCTAAACACACGGCCAATGAACCGTAACCCACCGGCTTCATTGGCACCGGAACCCACCATCCTATGAACTTTTTGCGCATAACATTTGTTATCATGATGCAACAACAAAGTATCGATAATGCAGACACGGAGTAGTGTTTGTTTTTATCGAATGGCACCGTTGGACTCCACGCGTCTTGACCTGGAAATATATTTATACCGAGTACATTCAATAGAGGTAGAATCAATGCTGGTAACATCTGTTATTTACATATATTTTATATTTAGTCCGAAACGCATTTTCATGAAGCGCATTGCGTCGCGCAGGTCTGGTTCACTCCATAAAAGCCACCTGGACCAAAATCCCGCAGTCTTCAAACCCGAGATTTCCCAATCCTCGAGTTTGCTCTTAGTCACTTTAGACATTCTTTCGTGTACCCTTTGTGGATCACTGAATTTACGAGTGTCTCCACCACCATGTCGTAATACATAGAGACGCATGCGCATGGGATTTTTGTGTATGGTATAGTCCGTGTATCCCTTGCCACCGAAGTCCACGTGGTCTCCGTCCGGAAAGGTCACCCTGTACTTCTTTTCACGGATCGGACTTTTTCTGAGAATGACTCTCATTATTATTTACTTCCGAAAAAGTTTTGAAAAAAAAATAAA